GATTGATAAATCATCCCCGCTGGCTCCGACCATCAAGGCCTACGACTCGGCGCATGTGGCCGTATCGGGCGCAACAGCAGACATCATCTTGGAAGGCTATTAATGGCAACGATAATTTCCCGCGTTACGAAAGGGTCAGCTTTGACACTTGCCGAGCAGGACGCGAACTTCGCTAACCTGAACACGGATTTAATCGCGCTACAGGGTAGCTCCCCGAAACTGGTGGCGCAGTCGTACATGGGATGGACGCGCACGGCCGATGGTGCCACAGACGCCTCAGCCGGCATTCTGGCTTCACCCGTTCTTCCGGGCGGGACGATGGGGCTAAACAGTAAGCTAGTGATCGTAACAGATTGGGATGTATTGGCTGGAAACACCAAACATCTTGGCGTGAACTTCGGTGGCACGAATGTGGGCGGGGCTTTCACGGTGGTCAGCCCGACACTCAGCGCAAAAATCTTAACTGAGATTCAGAATCTTAACAACCTGACATCTCAAAGCGCTATTAATGCAGAGCAATATGGACGGGCAGGCGCGGCCCGAATCGCAGCGGCCATTGACACATCAAGCGACGTAACTATCGACTTTACGGGTAGATGGTCAGCAAACGTTGCAGTGGGGCAAACCATCACCCTGCTTGGCTACTCAATCTATCATTACCCTGGCTCATGACCGACTATGTAATCACCGGAGGGCGGAGTTCCGCCTACCCTGCCGTTCACTACGGAGCCCACTTTACCGGCACTCGCGCAACCTTCTGCGAGCCCGCAGACTTTGCTGCGCTGAGCGCGAATGTGCTTGCGATACCGAATCTGAACATCACTGTTTTATCAGCTTCGCCGGTTTCAGTCCCTCAAGAGTTTTTCGGTACGCATGTTTACTATCGTGCAAACGATTCGTCTCTACAGACTACTTATAGAACGATTCGTATCCATGATATGCAAGGCGGTAAAGCGCGGTGGCAGTTCATCCAACCGGAAGATGATCCGGATACTGACAATTGGGATTGGGTTGATCTTGACGACTTGGTAAACACGCACCATGCAGCCGGTCGCGATTTGATATTCCAGTTATTCGGCACACCAGCCTGGGCTTCGGCTCGACCAACGGAGCGTAACGCATACTCGGATCAGCCCGGTAGCGGGATCGAGTTTAATCGCGGTATCGGCGCCGAACCTGCCGACATGGCGGATTTCAGCGCATTTTGTACGGCGGTAGCCACGAGGTACGCAGGCAAGATCCGTTATTACGAGGTCTGGAACGAGGTTAACTACCAGAACAACGGTACAGCAGCTACCGGTACAGCGGCGTATTTCACTGGTTCCTACGCAAAGTTGGCGGAAATGGTGCGGCGCGCGAATCAAGCCATCAAAGCGGTTGACCCGACAGCAAAGATCATCTGCCCGAACACACAAGGCTGGACGACCACATCCGGCGCTACTGATACCTACTTTACCGGAATGATGGCTGCATCGACCGGCGACGGATCCACCACGATGAAGGATTGGGTAGACATCATCGGCGTCCATCTGTACCTGCCTACGTCGAACAAGGTTCAAGACTTGGCCGGGATGATTGACCGTATCAACGCATCCAAGACAACCGCGGGCGTCTCTGCTTTGCCAACGTGGGATACGGAAAGCTCCATGATCTCGTCCCAAGCCAGCGCCTACTCAGACGCGAAAGTTTGTCGCCACATCGGGCGGTTCATGCTGACCGCAGCAGCCAAAGGTATAGAGCGGAGCAATTGGTATCAATGGGATCGTGACGAACTAGACGGCTACGGATTCAAAAATAGACCGGTAGTCGTCGCCTTCCATGAAGCTATGCGTGCTCTGCTGATGAGCGGCACGATTCTCACGGTATCCCGGTTCGCAGATGGGCGAGTCGGTTATTACACGAGCCACGGACTCACGATTATATAAGTTTCAGTATCACAGACTAAGCCGCCTTCGGGCGGCTTTTTTATTGGAGCGCAGGAATGTCAGCACTACCGTTAAAAACAGCAATTTCCGACATATACCCAAATCCCAGCAACGCCATTGCTCGGGCTGGATTCGCGGCGCTGTGGGACGCGATCAATGAGTCGTTGGAGAAATCCGAGCTTGATATTGCCTCTGCCGCCACGTGCGATATAGGCGGGCAACTTTCGACCAAGATCAGGATTACCGGTACGACAACGATCACGTCTTTCGGCACAAATTACCGTGGCCCGATTCAGATTCGGATGTCTGGAATTGTCACGCTCACGCACAACGCGACAACGCTGCGCTGCCCTGGTGCAACGAATATTACAACTGCTGCAGGCGATGTCCTTCTTGCATGGCCGACTGCTACGGTAAGCGGAACACTGGACGGGTGGCAGGTAGCTATTCTTGCGCGCGGCACTGGAGGGGAGACATTTCCCGGCGCCGTTGTGGTGTCCGGCGCTTCGTTCACGCCATCGCAGACTCACGGCATCGTCGGCACAACAACGAACAATAGCGCGAATGCTGGCAGCGTTGGGGAGGTGATCTCGTCATCGGTTCTGGTAGGCTCTGCTGTGGCGCTAACGAGCACGGCCAACGCAAACGTAACGAGCATTTCCTTAACTGCTGGGCATTGGGATGTGGTAGGTAGGGTTGCGTTTACTCCTGGAGCGACAACAAGCGTCACAGCCCTGTTCGGCTCTATCAGCCAAACTTCCGCCACTCACGGCAATGGGTTTTCTCACTATAGCGCGGCCTTTGTTCCTAACGCAGCAATGGCTCACACAGCAACACCGCAAACAATTAAGTTATCCTCAACAACAACAATATATTTAGTTGCCACAGCCAATTTTACAGTTAGCACGATGACGGCACACGGTGAAATTGTCGCGACAAGGAGAAGGTAAATTGGATTACGACTATTTAGAAGTTCTGGCAAGAAAAGAAGTGACGCAAGAGGCCGGCGCAAGCATCCCATCAGGGGTTATGTCATTCCGCGCTCACCTGCCTTACAGGGCGTGGCAAGGGGCGGCGTATTGGGATAACCACATCGTTGTCACGACTGACCGCAGCGAAACGTTTGCGCTAAAGAACATCATCACTGTTTACGACTTGAGCGGCAACAAGGTCAGCGAGTTGCAGAACGCTTATACCGGGCTGGATTCTTCTGGACGGTTTATGTCGTTCGGTTCGCCGTCCATCATCAATGGCTACCTCTACCTTACGGTTTATAACATCAATGGCGGGGCGAGCAACCCGGCTGACAGACTCTCAAGAGTTCTTCGCTACACGCTCGACCCAACAACGCGCGCTGTGGCTCTGGATACTTCCTTCGGCGTGAATGGGGCTGTTGAGATAGGTGGGTATACGGCCGAACACGTAACGCTGCACGACGGGAAATACTTTGTCTGCTACGACGATCAGCAGCTTATCCGGTTGTTTAACGAGCAGTGGCTCACGCTGGGCACTGTCTCTCTCTCTGGCGCGGCTCTGACTTGGGGCGGCTGTCAAGCAATGGTTTGGGAAGGCGAGACTGTCTACCTGAACTATCACGGCCCTAATAATTTTGGATTGGCCGATAGCCGCAAGATCGAGGGCTATACCTGGAACGGGAGTTCCTTAACCCTTTCTGACACGCTCACTCCCCCGGCCTTTGGAACTACGCAAGGATTCAGCGCGGCTCCTTGGGGTTATGTGTGGGCTGACCGCCCCGCTAACCGCATCGTCTACACGATAGGAAAAACACCGGGAGCGTTGGAGAGCAGCCCTAGAAGCAAACAGGTTAGCTTGTTTAAGCCTACCTTGCTGAACTCGTGGGTTGCTCACGATGCAACCTATGACCGCACGGCCAAGGTATGGAAAGACGCCGATGGAATTGTCCATCTTGAAGGAATGATTAAGGGCGGGACTGCGACAGCGGGAACATGTCTATTTGCCGTACCAGAGGGATACCGCCCGACCTATAGCAAAAACTTCCCGATTGTCTCTAACGGGGCATTTGGCTATCTCGCGGTAGTTGGGGTGAACAACATAGCTCCCGCTGACGCAGGCAAGGTAGTTCTGCAAGTTGGCTCAAATGCGTGGGTATCCTTGGACGGGATTAATTGGCTGTCTGAAGATTAACCCGCGTCTCCATATTACCCGCTAAGCCGCCTTGAGCGGCTTTTTTATTTCTGGATCAACAATGAACGGAATCACTTTTAACCACAGGAGAAGAAAAATGAGCATAGGCAAAAAAGTAAAGAAAGGCGTCGGTGAAGCGGTTGATTTCGTCGGCGAGGGTTACAACGAGGCAGAAAGCAAGGTAGACGGTTTCTTCGTGCGCAACAAATATACGGTCTTGATCCTGGCTGGCGTTGCTGTCGCGCTCGTAGTGTTGCTCGTCCTGTAAAGGTGCGAGATGGAGGAAAGGCGACGGCATGCGCTGACGAATACACAGTTATCGTTCGGCGGCGTCATCGCCTTGATCGGTCTGGTCGGGTCAGGCGTAGCAGCGTACGTCACGACGCAAAACGACATTGCTGTCTTGAAGCGTGAAGTGACTATTCAGGAACGCACCAATGACCGACTGAGCGAAGAAAATAAATCGCTCAGATCGGAACAGCGCGAAACCATGAAGGAGTTCAATGAAAAGCTCGACAGGATTATCGAGCGCTGGCCGAGGAAATGATGATGAAAACTCTCATCTGCTTTGTTGTAGCGGCTGCAATGGTCGCGTGTACTTTCCCCCCACAGAAGCAGCAGGAAGTTGTAACGCAGGCCGCCCCAGAGCGGCCAATCGAGCCTGAGCCAGTTCTGCCCGTCGTCGAGGTCAAGGCTAAGCCGATAAAGGCAAAACCGATTCCCGGTGCGCCTTTATCTGTTCCGCCCAATCCATGTTTAGGCATCGCCGCTCCAGAACTAAAAGAAGAAATACACGAAAAATTAGACTGTTTGGAAGAGAGCTTAAAGTAATGGATCAAATCGACGACGCCGCGGAAGTCACGCGGCTTTTAACCGAATCGGCATTAAGCATGAGAAAGCCGGTTGAGAAGAGCTACGGCTATTGCCTGAATTGCGGAAAGAAATCAGAGGGAGCTTACTGTGACAGAGAATGCCGAGAAGATGCGGAGAAATTCGATCGAGCAAGGCAACGTGCAGGACTGTAAGCATCCCGCCAAGTCAAAGCTATTGTGGTTCAACGGGGCAATGATGTTTCTCTTTGCCATGCTCGAGCAGACCACTCCGGCGCTGAAAGCGGTGCTTCCTCCTGACATTTACGGGTGGCTTCTGGTCGCCTCGTCAGTTGGAAATTTCGCGCTCCGATTCTACACAGATAAGCCGATCAGATAACTTGAAAATCCTTCTGCTGGACATCGAAACGGCCCCCAACATTGCATACGTATGGGGATTATTCAAAGAAAACATTCCATTGCAGCGCCTTATCAGCAGCGGTTATGTGTTGTGTTGGGCGGCGAAGTGGCTGGGGCAGGATGAGGTTCATTTCGCCAGCATACAGTCAAAGAAGCCCCTGCAAATGCTGGGGAAGATTCACAAGTTACTGGATCAGGCTGACGTCGTAGTCCACTACAACGGAAAGCGCTTCGACATTCCAACCCTTAACAGTGAGTTCATTACTCACGAGATGCTGCCGCCCAGCCCATACAAGCAAGTCGATCTACTCCAAACAGCCCGCTCTCAGTTCAAGTTTACGAGCAACAAACTGGAACACGTGCTTAAAACCCTGAAGGTAGGCGAGAAGGTTAAGCACAGGGGCTGGGAGTTGTGGGCTGACTGTATGAAAAATGATGCGGCCAGTTGGGAAGAAATGAAGGGGTACAACATTGGCGACGTCGTTGAAATGGAGAAGCTTTACATCAAGCTCCGTCCCTGGATAAAAGGCCATCCCAATCCTGCCCTGTTTTCTGCTGACAAAGAGATGTGCCCGACATGCGGCAGCCACGATTACCAGCACAGAGGTTACGCGCGCACCGGAGCCTATATCTATAAGCGGTATCAATGCAAGGGCTGCGGCAAGTGGTTCCGTAGCGTGGCCAGTGAAGGCGGCAGGCAGGTTCAACTGGTGGCGGCGGCATAACTTAGAGAGGAATCATGGAATACCCGAACGAATGGGCAGAGCAGAACAAACTTGAGTCGGCGCTGGACATGCAGGTCGCTGGCAGCCATTACAAGAAACTGAAGATTCAGCCGATTGAATTCATCCACGCGAACAATATCCCTTTTGCTGAAGGCAGCGTAATCAAGTACGTCACGCGATGGAGAGAGAAGGGCGGGATAAAGGATCTCGAGAAGGCCCGGCACTTTATTGATCTGCTGATTGAACTGGAGACGAAAGCGAAATGATTAAGCCGCGCTCATCCGTCTCAGCGATGGTGCTTGCCGCGTCAACGCTCGTCGGTATTGCCTTGCATGAAGGGTACAAGGGAGACGCTTACATACCAGTTCCCGGTGACGTTCCGACAATCGGATTCGGCACAACCGAAGGCGTAAAGATGGGCGACAAGACGACTCCAGAGCGCTCGCTTATGCGTCTGCTTGACGAGGTGGATAGTGTCTATGCGCAGGGCGTGCGCCGCTGTATCAACGCTCCCATGTATGACTATGAATTCGCCGCTGCCGTCTCATTTACGTACAACGTAGGAGTTAAGGCGTTCTGCAAGTCAACAATGGCCGAGAAGTTTAACAAGGAAGATTACGCTGGCGCATGTGCTCAGTTCTCCCGCTGGGTTTACGGGCCGGACAAAACAAAGCCGTTGCCTGGGCTGGTCAAGAGACGGGAAGGGGAGCGGGCAATCTGTGAGGGCAGGGCATGAATAATTTTGTTCCTTGGTTTGTAACCGTTGCAGTTTCTTTTCTTGTGGGAACGGTGCTCTGGTCCTATGCGACATGGATGCCGGTAAGAATGTCCGATGTAATCCTTATGGCTTGGATAAGCATGTCGGCGGCAGTCATTATTCGCGGTTACTTCAAGATAAACGCTATCTTCGACAGGATTGATAAGAGGGGAAGGCGGCTGTGAGCCTGCCAACGTTCGCCATTGAGGATGGGCTGATCACGGTTGAAGAAATCGTGCGCCGTTCCTGGCTAATCAGAAAGCGGTTCCACAATCTGTCCCGCACCGCTCCTTATGGCTGGGTCGCGACGATGATGCAGGGCGAAGCGCCAACGGAATGCGAGGTAAAGGGATACTTGGCGCGGCACGGTTTCGAGATAGTCAGGGACGACTATCACGCACTGAAACGCATCGGCGAACAACTCGGTTTCGAGGTTGGACGGTATGAGCGTGTCGATGACGGCGGCGATTTCCGCATCCTTCATGAGATCAGAAAATGAGGGAATATCGCCTAATTATCAGGCGATTATAAAGCCCTACAATCGATTTAAATTCAAGGGTTAATGGTTAGATAAGGGTATGAAATTAAGTTAGTAATCCACAAAGTTTGCGAATCTGTGCAATTTCGCAAACTTGATAAATAAGGACCAAAATAAATGAGAATAATGCTTTTAGCATTGATATGCGCGTGCCTGCTTCCTGAGACTGTTTACGCCAAGCCTGAGCAGTTTGCAGAGGGCCGGATCATCGTTTTACCTCGCGCCGGACTGCCTGAGGCAGACCTTAAGAAAATAGTTGGCAAGGCACGCAAGATAGGCCAGAGCGATCTGTACATCGTGGATGTTCCGCACGGAACAGAGCGCGGCATGGTTGCGCGGCTTGAGCACAATCCTCATTTTAAATTTGCCGAGCTGGACTATATCGTTTCGCCTGATTTTATTCCTGACGATCCGAACTATATAAACGCATGGCATCTGCCAAACATTGGAGCGGCAGATGCATGGGATACCGCTCAGGGCGCTGGCGTCACAATCGCCATTCTGGACTCAGGCGTTGAGGGGCATCCTGATCTTGCTACCAGACTTGTACCGGGATGGAATTTCTACGACAACAATTCAAATACTGCTGACATATTCGGCCATGGAACGAAAGTCGCAGGAGCATCTGCGGCGATCACCAATAACGCATTGGGCGTGTCAGGCGTTGCAGGTCAAGCCAGGATTATGCCGATCAGGGTTGCTGCCCCAACCGGATCCGCTCCAGTAAGCGCCATTGCTTCAGGAATAACTTGGGCCGCCGATCGAGGGGCCAGGATTGCCAACGCCAGCTTTGAGAGTATCGCTGGCAGTGCGAGTATCCAGAACGCATCTTATTACATGAAGAGCAAAGGTGGACTGGTAACGGTCGCCGCTGGGAACGGTGGTGCAGCTCTGCCTTATGCTGAAAGCCCAGCATTGATTGCGGTATCTGCTACCGATTCGAACAACAACCGGGCGAGTTGGTCAAGTTATGGCCCGTACGTCGACGTCGCCGCGCCGGGCGTGAGTATTGCCACGACCGCGATGGGCAACACCTACGCCTGGGTACACGGCACATCTTTCGCCGCTCCTGTCACCGCTGGCGTAATCGCGCTGATGATGTCGGCTAATCCCGGCGCGTCCAATCTTGAAATAGAAAAGGTGCTTTGCTCTACCGCGCTCGACGTGGGGCCGATGGGGCGCGACAGTTATTACGGCTGCGGAAGGATCGATGCGGCAGCCGCTGTTCTTGCTGTGAAGGCCGCAACAGACTTTGACATCGAGGCGCCACTCATCTCGATCACATCTCCAGGAAATGACGACTCCGTTTCCGGCCTGGTTCCTGTAAACGTATCGGCTTCGGACAATAGGGGCGTGAGCCGTGTGGAGCTCCGCGTGAACAGTAACGTCGTTGCGATTGATGGCGCATCACCTTTCGCCTTTACTTGGGACTCGGCCGGCACGATTAACGGCACAACAAACCTTGTTGCTTACGCTTACGACGCTGCAGGTAATGTTGCCGCATCAGATCCGGTACAGGTCAACGTGGCAAACGTCAGCGCACCGGCTCCAGTAAAGGATACGACGCCGCCAGCAGTGAAGATCATCAATCCAGTCGCTGGCAATGTGTCCAGTAACGTAACGGTCACTGTTAACGCCTCGGACAATAACGGTGCGGCAGGGCTCAGGCTGGCCATTAGTATCGACGGCGCACCAGTTGCAAGCGGCACGGGATCAACGCTCAGCTATAACTGGAACACTCGGAAGAAATCAGAGGCGGGGCCGCACGTTATCCAAGTCACGGCACGCGACGCAGCGGGTAATTCTGCAACAGCAACGGTTAGCGTTACGGTGGTGAAGTAAATGATGTACGCGTGGATTGGCTCGGTAGTAGCGGCGCTGCTCGGTGGCATGTACATCGGCGGCTACTGGAACGAAGCCGGCCACAGCCTGGAAACTATCGCAGAGCAGAAGGAAGTTATCCGGATCGATGCCTCGCGCGATGAGGTGACGGCAAAGGCAGATAAGGAAGCGGTAACAACGCAGAAGGAAATTGTCACCGTATTTAAAGATCGGTGGCACTACATAACCAAGGAGGTTCCAGTTGAGGTCATTAAAGAAATGGATGCTGAGTGTATTGTGCCTAACCACTTTATCAGCTTGTGGGACGGCGCCAACCAAGGGATCATTCCCGACGCCGCCAGCGGAGTTGATGTTTCCCCCAGTGGCATTAAGCTCTCAGACATTAGCGAGCAAAAAGAAACTGAGTCTGAAATCTGCATCGCAAACACAAAACGACTGACTGGCCTACAGGGATGGGTGAGGGAACAGCAGGCGGTGGAGTGATATTACGTTACGTGCTGCTGCGAAGGGCTGTAATGGGGCGGGTCGTCGCTAATAGCAGAGCGTTCTGTTACGTCAATCTCGTCCGGCTGAAGCCCGCCATAGGCAGTGCCTAGCCATAACTCCACAACCTTCTCTGTCGGATCGATGAAGCCATTAATAATCAGATAGGATAAAAAAGCCTCCCTGCCGTGATACTCTTGAATTACGTTGCCTGCCTGAAAGATGCGCGCCTGCTCTTGCGGATCAAAATCCTTTAAGGCGATTACATGCCCGTCTAGGCAATAGTCGGAGTATTCGCCGGTGGTTATCGCAACGATGGTTCCTTTTTTAATAATCATGTCTCTTCCTCATTGACTAAGCGATTGTTATTATACCAGTTTCTTCGCAATATCCTCAGCGCTTTCTCGGTAATAAACAGTAAGCATCCGCAAATCCTTGTGGCCGATTGCCCTAGCAAGCGCATTGATGTCAAGCTTTGCCGCGAGTCGTGTTACCGCTTCCGCGCGCGTATCGTGGAAGTGCAGCCCATCTATCAACGCCTTTGCCTTCGCTTTCCTGAATAGCGCATCGATCTGCTGAGTGTTGAGGCAGAATACCGTGTCTCCGTCCACGTCCAGGCTCTTAAGAATCTTGATAGCCGCGGGAGAGAGCGGCACATCTCGGAACGCTGCTCGCGTCTTGCCGGAGGTTTTTAGGAAACTCCTTTCAAGAAATACCCTATCCCACGTCAACCCGGCAATCTCGCCGGCTCTCATCCCGGTTTCAATCGCAAAGAGAAAAGCCGCCCCAACTCGCGCCGTAATAGTTGACGGAGTATTTCCGTCATAACCTAGCGCGTACAGTAGCGCGTCAATCTCTTTCTGGCTGATACGCCTATCCCTCGCCTGTGGGGCTTCAGGGCGCTTTACTCCTTTCATTGGATGCGTAGGTATCAGCTTCCATTCGTGAACCGCTGTAGAGCACGCCGCGGAGAGTATGTTCCATTCCCGCCTGACACTCGCCGCCGATACCGCCTGGAGCCGCCTATCGCGCCATGCTGAGAAGTGTGGTTGATCGAGCAAAGCCAACTTCACCTTTGCCAACTCGTCACGCTGCACAAGCTTAATTCGCGTCTCTTCCCATTTCTTCCCGCGCTTCTTTGACGTTACCTCGTCACAATATCTCTGGAGCAGTTGACCGAAGGTAATATCAGGTATCCCCGTATCTTTCCCTGCTACAATTAAAGCCTCGGTATCCGCTGCCCACTTTGCAGCCTCTGTTTTACTGTCGAACGTGGCATTCTTTTCTACGCCAAGTTTCCTTACCTCGACGTAGTACGCTTTGCCCCTCTTCCTGATATACGCCATGACGGAATCCTTGACGGAAAAATGACGGAATAGGGTAGCAAATATAGTGTTTTTTGGATAGTTTTGGTGCTAAGAAGTGACGGAGCAAATCGGGCTGAAAGCTATTAAACATGCGGGAAAGCGAGGAAATACAGGGCTTTACGAAGATGCTACGTGGTGCCCAGAAGAGGACTCTCTATGTGAGCATTCATGCGGTTCTCGAAGGATTTGACGGAAAAAATGACGGAATTATTCGCGAACCGCATCTCAGAAACTTTCAAGGAACAACGCCCCATTGCACCGGAGGCTCACGGTAAGCATGAATCTTTACCACCTTGAGAACGCTCTTTTCCTGACTCGATACTTGGCTCACATCGATCTTATCGATTTCAATAGACTGGATTGGGTCGCCAATCTCCCGCTCTAACCTTTTAAGTATTACAGTTACCTCATACTCAGCAACCCTGATCAATTCGCTCTTGCTCATCTGCTCTATCCCTGGATTTACCTTCATATAGCCGCCATTCTATCATGCTCGCGCGGCCTTCCTTTCGGCTTCTGGCGGCGCTTCTCGAACCAATCCACAACATCCGCCTCAAGCCAAAGCAACTTTCCCGGTATATTCAGTTTCGGCGGAATGCAATGCGGCCTCCGCTTTAGATCGTTGCGCACCGTCTCGACTTTCTTGTCCAATAGCTCAGCTATCTTTTTTACATTGAGCGTCTTCACAGCTTCCCCTCTCTTCTCAATCTTTCCCTCATCTCTGGCTTAACCTGTGTCAGCGGCATCCATAGAACGTACAGCGGCGTCCATGCCCAGTGGCCGTGTATCTCTATGCCGCTGCTCGTGTAAATCCTGAGTTTCTTAGCCATGGGCGGCTTTTCATCGTCCGGATGGATCCAGTCGCCGGGCGGTGCGGCGAGATAGTCTTTACTCATTTGCCAATTTCAGCAGCATGGCGCCTTGCGAGTAACGTGGCTCATGTTTGCCTGATTGCCAGTTGTAAATGGATATTTCCGCAACGCCGACTTTCTCCGCGATAATTTTGCGCGGCCATCTATATTTCCGCCTGATCGTCAGAATGACTCGGCTCCAGTCGATGGGGTCAATCATTGCCCGCTGCCATTCACGAATGGAGACAAGTCAGGCCCGAGCCATCCTTCCGGCTTGCAAATTTTCCCGTTGCCATCCTTCGTCACAACGCCACCAGGGAACTTGTCCAGATTGGCCCGCGTTACCTCACCCATTGCGCCCAGAACGTCAGCGCCTTGTGACAGCATGGAGCCGATAGTTACCCATGCGAGGTCTACGTCAGCGTCTAGGAGGGCTTCACGGTCTGATTTGCTCACGTGATAGTCGAATAAACCATTCTTGAAATGAGAGGATAAAGTCCCGATTGCCTCAGTCATCTCCCGCCCTTCAGTCGGGAAAATAGCATCCAACTTCTCCGCCATTTCTTCAAGCTGCAGCCCGATATATAGCGCAGTCTGCCTCACGTTAAACTGATCCGTTGTGCAGCCGGCCAACTCGGTAAATTTCTTTACATCTGCTACGAATGTTTCTTTCACGATTTTGCCTTATCCAGTGCGTCGCGGAGAGTTTCAAAAGATGTTCCGATAGGGCCGGTCATATCCCCGCACTCGTTATCGTATGCAAGCAATAATTCCCCTGCCGCCCTCACCAGTTCGGACGGGGCGGCACGCAACCGCTCAATTTCCCGCGCAGCTTCCAGGTTCAGCGGCGTGGGCTTGTAGACTCCGGAAACCCATGCCGGATAGATGCCGTTCAGCCGGTCAACGAGTGTCGAGGGATCGTCTATGTTGTCCTTGGGTCTTTTCATCCAATCCTCCGCAAGTTCTGCGACGAGTAAATATGCAGCATCCCCGGCGCCACAGGGGTATGGTCAACGACGTAACGCTCCTTGCCGGCAACCGTTGTGAACGCTGCCACGACAACTCCCGCCAAGTGATAGTCGCCCGTGCATTTCTCTACTTTGTCACCGATGTTAAACATGCTCATTTCGCCTCCGCTAATAGTCGCTGCAGTGTTTCCGTGTTGAAACCGTATCTCTGGCCAAGCCCGTAAGGTGTGAGGGTTTTAGCATCTGCGCGGATCGCGCCCTCTCTCGCTTTAAAGCGAGCCTCCGCTAATTTTGTCTTCCAGTTCCTGCCAGTCCTGGTTTCAGATAGGGCCCGGAGTTCCGCGTTTTCACGCAGCCAGCGCCTGATTGTCGCCTCCTTTATCTTCAGCCTATTGGCGATTTCCAAGTTCGATGCGTCCCTCAAAAGCATGGCTTTTATCTTCGGTATGTATAGAGACAGCCGTTCAAATGCCATCGCTTTTATCACTGCCGCACCTTTCCGTCCAGCAGCTGATAACAGGGGATTCTTTCCCTTCGGCGCATCGAGCTTGGCTGTAGGCACAAGATGACACACACCCAGCAGGCAGTTCAACGGTGGAGTAAAACGGTAGCGCTTCGCCGTCCATCAAGGGCCGAACAATATGGCGCGGAACGGAAATTGACTCAATGAGTGGCGTCATTTTGGCTCCTTCATTGCGGCGCAAGCAGATTTGCACTTCATTACTTGATTAAAATAATATGCGTTGTCGCAATCATCGTTAGTCCACCACTCAACGAATAGCGCCACCAACCTATCCCTCTCCTCCGCATCCTTCCGCAACCGCTTTACTTCGGCCTTGAGCGCATCAATCTCGGGTTGGCGGGCGTTCCAGCCTTTGAGCGCACTTTCTGTGGCTTGCCAGGCGTATCCCTCATCTGACGCAATACATAGAAGGAATCCGGCCTCCTCCGCCCACTTCTCAAACGCTTCTCTGCTCACGTCCTTACCCTCTCTGGATCGATAGGCATGCTCATTACCGGGCCGTCGCAGTCTGTAACGGGATGCATCTGCGCGGCCAGTTCTATTCCTTCTTTGGGCCACTCGACGGCGAGCGCGATGACCATGAAAAGGAAGATTCCGATTAGGGTGACAAACTCCCAATCGATCGGGCGACGGGCGCGGTAGTTTTTGTAGTCCGTCATGCCGCTCTCCGTTTTGCTCTGGTTACGGGCTGGCTGATGCAATCAATACCGAGATATGAGTCATTGCGCAGGAAGGGTATATCGTCATCCATATCTTCGAAGCCATTTCCGGCGCCACCACTCGGCTTGCTTGCTTGTCGTGGCTGATCCTGGCTGCCACCGTCGGAATTGTCGCGTTTGCCGCCGAGCATCTTCATATCGTTGGCTATGATGTCTGTGCTGTAGCGTTCGACTCCGGCTTTGTCCGTCCATTTACGAGTTTCCAGTCGTCCCTCGACATAGACCGGCGCGCCTTTCTTGAGATACTCCCCGGCGATTTCCGCTAACTTGCGATAGAACGTGACGCGGCTCCACTCGGTTTTTTCCTGCTTTTCGCCGTTTTTATCCTTCCAGGTTTCAGTTGTCGCCAGGGTGATATTCGTCACTGCGTCACCGTTCGGCATGTAACGAGTTTCCGGGTCCTTGCCGAGATTGCCGATGAGGATTACTTTGTTGATCGACGCCATTACACTGCCTCCTTAATTGACTTCAATGTTTGCTGCACCAGTCCGATAAACTCTTCGCGCCTGGCTCGCAACCGTTCTATCTCTTGCGAATAATCCGCTCTGTTCAGCCTATGAACGATCAGTTGCTTCTCTTCGGGAAACTCCGAGCAGTAGCTGACAAAGTCAACCCATTCCCGTCCTGTGCAATCCAGGTGTCCGACGAGTTGCCAGCGGTAGGACGGATCGAAACTTCCGCGGCGTAACGTTGCGTAGTGAGTCGGGGCAACGACTGATTTAATTTCGACCACTCCGTCATTGCCCACCAAGCCATCCGGCGAGTCGCCATAGTTACCCCAGTCAAAGAATCCACCGTTACGTACATCGACGAAATACTCATGTTCGTACAGCATCCGCGCGACCGGTTCCTGCTCGTGACCGCGCCTCATGTCGTCATTTGAAAAACTAAACTCGGCCTTCTTTCCGTTACAGATTTCTAGAGCAATCTGGAGCGCGTAGCGTTTTGCCGGCTCTCCGAAAGATTTTGTCTCGTTGCTCATGAACAGTCCGTAGCTTGACGCCGTTGCCTTGCCGCACCGCAGGGCGTTCCATTCATCCGTATTCTGTTCAACGTCATGCCAGATCACTGGTGGCGCTCTCCACTGCGGGCCTGCATTCCTCTATGAGTTGAGCCTGATGCGCCTCGCTCATGCTTACCTTGGCCAGAACTGAATCGAGATTCTTGTCACGTCTATAAGCAGCCCTGGCGTTCTCCCATGCCTTAGCGTTATCCGGCGTAAGGTATTTCTTTGCAGGTGCTTGAGCGCTGACTCGCAGGCCGTCCACCACGTCCCGGCCGAACTTAACGTTATGTTCCACGTAGACCGTTATCTGTACGTTCTGCCAGTCATCGATAAAAGCTGATCCGGTTATTCCGCTCATCGTCTTGCTGTTCGATGCGTTCAGGATCATCGGCTTCAGTTTTTCGCCGGGCCGGATCTCCTTTTCGACGAAGTACGCTGTATTAAATACATCCTTCGTTTTCTTCGTCTGATCGGGCTCTAGCGCGACGCGAGCTACGGTGAGTACGGTAGGCTCAACTATGTCAGCCGAGCTAAGGTAGGGCGAATTAAAGGCCTTGCGGTAGTGCGTTTTCATGGTTTAGCCATTGATGATTCGGTTTCACTTACAGCGGCCCGAACTCGATCTAAAACTTCCGAGCCGTTACCGCTAATTGTTAGGATGCGAGCCAATTCTTCTATTGCATCCAGCCCGGCATTGGCGTTGTCGGACTTGTAGCCTGCCTGAGACGCATAGCCGCTTGCCGCGGTAAAATTTATCTTTACGTTCATTTTTGTTATCTTGTTCATCTTCCATTCCTCTCCTATTGCGGGACTTCGACCTCTTGCCATTCGGTGTGAATCCATTGCACAAAGCCGGGTAGTCGCTCAACTACGACGGTCGATATGTACCCGTGCCGATCGTTAGTTGTGCTTGCGGATATTTCTCCGTCGTTGTCACGGCTAAGGTATGCCCGATACCGCACCTTTACCGGCTCAGGCGCAGCCATTCGCAGCGCGGCTTTTGATAGTGTGGTAGGTGCATAGCTCCAAGGCACTTCACACACAACATCGTGATCGTTCCAGTCTCCAATGAACTTAACTCGGTCCCATGTTTTGCCTGTTGGGTATTCAATCGGCTCCCCCGCCTTCGCCCGCTCTAAATCAAACTCGTTACTCATGATTGCTCCTTGGCTGCAATATCGCCGTATAACGTGACCTCGCATTTATGGAGAGCACCTGACTTAAGAACCTTCTTTCCACGATAGCGCATGGTCCCGAAATACAAATCCACCGCGCTTATTTCATACTCAGTTTCTCTAGTACCTGCATAGCTAGTCTCTATAACCCGCTGCCCAACCTTGAACTCAGCCAGAGCATCAGCTAACTCTTGCGTTACTTCTCTTATCTTCTTGTTTAGGGAAATTCGTTGCTCATCCAGCAAGCTAAGCTCCGCTCTGATTTCTTCTTTAGTTCTCACCATTCCTCTCCTTATGCTTCCCTGCCGCCATCTGTACCGCGTCAGATAAATTGTTTTCGACGGTCTTAACTCCATCGCAGTCTATGAGTACGAAGTGTCCTGCCTTAGCTGGAGTAGGGTCGACACGCCACCATGTATCGCAATACTCAGCCATCCAGTCCCAGCGCTCTTCTTTGGTCATCTCAACTGGGGCAGGTACGCGCTCAGTCCAGCTCTCATCGACCCACTTTTGCCAGCGCGGAACGATCAATCTTTCTTGTCCTTTGCAACGCGATCCAGAACAGTTTCGAGCGCCTTAATTGCTTTCTCGCCCAACTCGGAATGGACAGCGTAGTCACCGACTTTCACCGCGACCAGAGCCCGTATGGTTGCGGGGGACGGGAGCGTTACGACAAGCGCCGCAGCGACGAATACCCATTTAGTTTTGGATAAGAGAGTCATCCCCTTGCCTCTCATGTCTGGCTCAAGAAGGCCAACAAAGCATGTGAAGCCAATTCCTATGGCAAGGCAGCCGGCAACTCCCCATGCCACTCCCTGTATCCCGTTAACCGCATCGGCCAGCCACAGCAAATAAAATAGTTCGTTCATTCCCCCTCCTCACGATCCTGATTCGATATAAACATCCCGGCGAGCATCCCGACGGGCAGAGATAGAGTGCCCCAGTAAATCAGCACAGTTACAAGGTCGAGCATGCCAGTCTCCTTAAATTCGGTTGCCGGATTACTTTGAAGTCCGGCGTAAGTCATCGTTTTTCAGCAGGGCGCTAAACGATAAGCGCTGGGGGAGGTCTCTTTGGGAGAGGTTCTTGCATCACGCTCCGGGAAATCGCCCGATAACCTCGCGCGTCATTGATCGACGCAAAAACCTATCCGAAAAAGTGATCGTCTTTCCGATCTGCCAGCTTGCTCAGGGCATTCGAGCCGAACTTTGCCGTTTGTCCGATGCTATTTAAGGTCGCATCGCCGACCGAGCTGTTGCGCGGTTACTCCTGAATTCGTTGCCGCTGCTCTCCCGGCTGGTCACGCCCAAATTATTGCGCTATTGCTTGCCGTCTTTTGTTCGCTCGGCTCACGCTGAGTGGGGACGTTTCCTCGCTGCTCTTTGTCGCCAGTCCTGCGCTAACGACTTACGGACTGACATTTCGGTGTTCGTTACTGCATGGAAAGCATGATACGGGATCGTATCTAGCATGTCAATACGTAACCGTATTTTTATGGACAAAAAAAAGCCCTCCGAAGAGGGCCATGGCAGAATGCGCAGTCTATTCTTTGCCAACTGCGCGCATTAAAAGGCGATAAAGAAGGACAACGACGGTACCGATTGCAAATGCTGGGCTGTCATAGAGCAAGCCAGTTGCGTTCACGTTATAACCTTTTCCCTTGGTAGTCGCAGCGTACGCCAGGCCGGTTACTTCGCCTTTCTTCGCTTTGGCCGTTAAGTCTTCCAAGTCTTTCACGGTATCGTGGGAAATTGGCACGTCGGTAAATGAGAACGGCTGCGTCATTGTTCCTTCCTCTTTTCTGATTGGACTGGTTTTTGCCTTCGCTTGCAGCTCTGTCATTGATCCTTTCTCTTTTGTGGGTCCATCGGTTTTTCCTTTTCGTGGTAAGTCGATTTCTTCATATCGTGTGTGTCGCCGTATGTTGCGCTATCCAGGCGACGTTCGGGGTTGTGACCTTTATCATGACCTCTACGGTCAGTCTTTTGTTTAGCCAGTGATTTACCAATAGCCAGCCAGTGTCGCCGCACTTCGCCCTCAATGTTGCTCATTATCGTGAGTAATTGCTTTTGTTCGGCAGTGAGGGCCGGTTGATTCTCGATTGATGGCGCGCCCTTGCCTGTAAGTGGGACATGGCCTCGTAACTGGCTTTCCGTTAACCCGTAAGCAGCTGCCAGTTTCCTGACAGTGGTAGAGCGCGGATCGCCGTGCAGTCCAGATAGGAACCTCTGGATTGTAGGCTGCGGAACCTTCGATTTTTCCTCAAGGGTATAGGCGTTATCGCCGTTCTCGGCCATCAACTCCTTAAGTATTTCCCTCATGTTTCGCATCACGCCACTATACGTAAACGTATTGCCATCATCAAACACGATTCCGTATTGACATTGATACGGTTTCGTATCATAATGCGTTCTATGGACGATATTAGAGCTATTTTGCATCACCTTAATGCCTCCGGCTTATCTGACGCTGACATCGGTCGGGCTGTAGACGCGCCTACTTCCATTGTTCAGCGTCTGAGGGTTGGCACTCACAAAACCACTTCTTACGAACGCGCAAAACGAATCATTGATTTTCACAAGCGCTTGTCTCGTCGCAAATCCAAAGCCGCCGCTTAATCCTTTCGAGCATCCTCCCTTGGCACGCAACCGCAAAGAGTTCTTCGAAGTACGCAGGCCCGCATACCTAAACGACACGCAGTCTGATTTTGCGGACATGCGCTGTGAGGAAATCGAGGACTCATTTGCTGCGTACATACGGATGCTCATTAACCAAGATATGAAACGGTGGAAAGAATTATCCCAGCAAAAACAGATCGGCGATAGAGCCAAACCAGTGCCAAACCGGGACCAACCGAACGGACTACTCACGTATGAGCAAGCCCTTGATTTGCACGAAAGATTGAGCAAGAAGTAAGTAACCATGGATCGCATTGTGACGCAACTCAGCATTAATAAAAACGTTTTTCAGAAGAGGGTTTAAACATGAGCATTCTTGATGTTTGTTACCGCGTAGCACATGACTACGCAGGCGGCGGGGTAAAGGCTCTGGCGGTGCGTATGGGCATGAGCTATCAGGTTCTGCAGAACAAGCTCAACCCGAACTGTGACACGCACCACCTGACGGTCGAGCAAGCCGCGCAAATCGCTGACATGACCGGCACAGACGACATAGCCAAGGCCTTCGCGGAGCGGCGCAACATGGTCTGCATTCCGGTCGCACAGCATCCAGGCGCAAGCGATATGGAACTGCTCGACCTAATCATTTCCATGGAAAGCGAGAAGGCAGAAATGCTGGACGCAATCAAGAAATCTCTGCAAGACGGAAAGGTAGACCAGATAGAGGCAGGCAAGATCCGAAAGGAATACATGGATCTGGTCGCCGCCATAGCTGAACTGCTGGGCCGTATCGAGGGCATGGTTCAGGAGGTTAAATCATGAGAACAGCAGTTCAAGACACCAGTATCGCAGCCTATCGCGCCATGCCGGTTAAGCGGCTGCAGACTCAGGCGGATCGGATAGAGCAGATCGTGAAGGCCCGTTCCAGAGAAAGGCTTTCCGGCCGCCCTGGCAGGGACATAAGTCTGAAGGAAATACAACGGGCTCATCGGTTTTTACATGGCGACATCGAACTCAGCACGGTATCAGCTCGCGTCAATGCACTGGTAGCAGCTAAGCGCCTGGAGCGGCTTGGGACAACGCGAAAATGCAGCATAAGCGGTATCAGCATACACCCGGTGAGAGTGCCGGGATGAGCATTGACGCAATCTCATGGGCATTTAAGCAGAATGTCAAACCTTCATCACTTAAGTTTGTTCTCGTGGCGCTTGCTGATAACTGCACTCATGACGGCCTTGCGTGGCCGTCTCTGAAAGCGCTTGCTGAAAAAACGGGGCAGGACAGAAAAACAATTATAGCGTCTCTGGACAAACTGGAGTCGATGGGAATTATCGCTGATAGCGGCAAGAGAGTGGGCGCAACAGGACAGGTAAAAGTGTATTGCTTTAAGAGTACCGAAAACGGAACAGTACCGAAAACGGAACAGTACCGTTTTTCCCGTGAAACAGTACCGTTTTTCCCTGGTAACAGTACCGAAAACGGTACACGGAACCTTAAAGGAACCATTAAGGAATCCAGTAAGCCAATTTCGCACAAGAAACCAACCCCAGTACCCGCAAACTTTGAAGTTACCGAGGCAATGTTCGACTGGGCTGTTGCTGAAGGACTTAACCCTAATCGCATTCGTACCGAAACAGAGCAATTCCTTGATCGCAATAAAGCGAGCGGAAAATCGTATCTCGATTGGCCTGCTGCTTGGCGTACATGGATACGTAATTCTGTAAAATTCGCAAGAGCAGCTTAGATCATGGGCGCACTAGGAACCACAAGCCGAACGATGGACATACTCCCGCCATCAGCGTGCGCCCTTCCTTTTTGGGAGTCCCGTTTTGTGGGCGGGTTTTTGTCGGAGTCAAAAATGCAATATCAGGAATTTATAGAGAATAAGAAGCTGAGAGAGGTTGCATCAGGGTTTGATATTTCATTGGATGAAATTGGATCGCCTCTTTTTGAGTTTCAGAAAGTGCTCGTACGTTGGGCGCTCGGCCGTGGCAGATCAGCAATATTCGCTGATACCGGACTAGGTAAGACTGCCATGCAAACGACCTGGGCTGATCTGGTAGTGAAGCACACTGGCAAGCCGGCGCTGATCCTTGCGCCGCTGTCTGTGGCGCACCAAACCATCCGAGAGGCAGCAAAGTTCGGTATTGAAGCGACATATCACCGCAGTCAGCCACAGAGCCCGCAAGGCATAGTCGTTACGAATTACGAAATGATGGAGAGGTTCAACTTCTCAGACTTCGCGGGCCTGGTATTGGATGAGTCGAGCATTCTCAAATCACACGATGGCAAGACGCGATCGGCAATACTCGAAGCGTCAAGGTCCGTGCCTTATCGTTTGTCCTGCACCGCAACCCCGTCCCCCAACGACTTCATGGAGCTAGGCAATCAGGCTGAGTTCGTTGGCGTGATGAGCCGCGAAGAAATGCTCGCCATGTTCTTTATCCATGACGGCGGGGATACCGCGAAGTGGAGACTGAAGGGCCACGGAGAAGAGAAGTTTTGGGAATGGCTCTCGACCTGGGCGGTGGTTATTCGCAAACCGTCAGATATTGGATTCGACGATGGCGCATATGATTTACCAGCGCTACATATCCATGAGCACGTCATCGAAACGGATCGACCGGCGCCAGGGCAGTTATTCGCTCTTCCCGCCATTGGGTTGAATGAGCAGCGCGCGGCCAAGAGAGAAAGCATGGATGAGAGAGTCGCGGCAGTCGCGTCTCTCGTAAATAACTCGTCTGATTCGTGGCTCGTCTGGTGTCACATGAACGCAGAAAGCGACGCTTTAGGGAAATCTATACCTGACGCGGTGACTGTATCCGGCTCGGATTCTATCGAGCACAAAGAGCGCGCGATGGACGGCTTCACGGATGGCATATACCGCGATCTCGTCAGCAAACCGTCTATCTGCGGATATGGCATGAACTGGCAGCACTGCAACAACATGGCTTTCGTGGGACTGGATCATTCGTTCGAGTCGTTCTACCAGGCCATCCGTAGATGCTGGCGTTTCGGCCAGACTGAAGAGGTTAATGTTCACGTTTTCCTGTCGGATGTTGAGCGTCCGATTCTGGATAGCATTAAGCGGAAAGAGGCGCAGCACAACGAAATGAGCGCTCGCATGGTCGAGCACATGAAAGGCTTTATGCAACGGAGGATATTCGGAATGACTGCTGAAAAATCGGAATACACGCGCGATGTAGCAACCGGCAAAGACTGGACTATTCATCTTGGGGATTGTGTTGAGGTTGTGAGCGAGATTGAAAGCGGAAAAATCGATTTCACCGTGTTTAGCCCGCCATTCGCAAGCCTATACACGTACTCAAACTCAGACCGTGACATGGGCAACAGCAAGAGCGAGGATGAGTTCTTTGAGCACTTCGGCTTTCTGGTTAAAGACTTGTTCCGTGTAACGAAAGATGGCCGGTTGTGCTCTGTTCATTGCATGAACCTGCCTACCAGCAAACAGAATGATGGGTTCATCGGTATCAAGGATTTCCGTGGCGACATTATCAGATTGTTCCAATCCCACGGATGGATTTATCACTCAGAGGTCTGCATCTGGAAGGACCCGGTAACTGCGATGCAGCGCACCAAGGCTCTCGGATTGCTGCACAAGACGATCCGTAAAGATAGCAGCATGAGCCGGCAGGGAATACCAGATTACCTCGTTACATTCCGTAAGCCTGGCGTCAACCCTAGCCCGATAGCCCATACCCACGAATCATTCCCTGTTGACCTCTGGCAGAAGTACGCCTCTCCAGTCTGGTTCGACGTTAACCCTACCAGAACTTTGCAGTACCGGGCCGCCAGGGAGAACGAGGATGAGCGCCACATATGCCCGCTGCAGCTTGACGTTATAGAGCGAGCCATAGAGCTGTGGAGCAATCCGGGCGACCTAGTCCTATCGCCCTTTACCGGCATCGCGTCTGAGGGCTACACGGCAGTCAAGATGGGCCGCAAGTTCATCGGCGCGGAGCTCAAGCGGAGCTACTTCGAGCTTGCATGTAAAAACATGGAGCATGCTGCCAGCAATCAGGATGGGCTGTTTGCCGACATGGAGCCGTGCGAGTGAGTATCGAGAGCGAGCAATCCCTCCTTGGCGCTCTGCTACGCGACAACGGGGCATACGACCGTATCCCCAACTTTCCCGGCTCTGCATTCCTGCGCGACGATCACAAGATGATCTATCGCGCGATGCAGAAGATGCTCGATGCCGGTAAGCCAGTCGACATCATCCTGCTTGCTGAAGCGATGGATGCTCACGGCGAGCTGGAGCGTATCGGCGGGTGGCAATACCTTCAATCCTTGCGTGATGGCGTTAACACGGCCGCGAATATCAGGAGCTACGCCAAGTCAATCGAAGACGCCGCGATCCTTCGCAGGCTGCGTGCCGCAGCTGAGGAAATCTCCCAGGCTTGTGACTCGAAGGCTGATCCAAAGGATGTCGCTATCGAGGCTGAGACGAAGATCCTCTCGGTACTGGACAACGAAACAGAGCGCGACTACGTGCCCCTGGCAACTGCGATCGCAGAGGCTGTTGAATGGGAGGACGGGGAACATACGGGCCTGATGTCTGGTTTGCGTGAGATTGATGCGCTAACAAACGGCCTGGGCAATACCGACCTGATCATTATCGGCGCGCGTCCGTCCATGGGCAAAACGAGTCTGGCTTTGCAGATAGCGGAACACGTCTCAAAGTCTCAGCCGGCTGCCGTTTTCTCCATGGAAATGAGTCGCAGGCAGCTCGCAAGCCGGATGCTCAAGTACCACACAGCCACGACTGGCCGCAGCGAAGCGGTGCGTCACCTGTTCGGGCTGAATATGCAGATTGACGATACCCCGGCAGTCACGGTCGGGCATATCCGCTCACGCTGCAGACGCATCAAACGTCAGCACGGCCTATCCCTGATTGTTGTTGACTACCTCCAGTTGATGAGAGGGCAGGGCAATAACCGGAATGAAGAGATTGGAAGCATTAGCCGCGGCCTGAAGCAGATTGCTAAAGAGTTCGCGGTTCCAGTTATCGCGCTATCTCAACTTAGCCGGAGGGTTGAGGAGCGGGCAGATAAGCGCCCGGTCATGTCGGATCTGCGTGAATCTGGAGAGATAGAGCAGGACGCTGACCTGATCGCTTTCATCTATCGCGACGAGGTTTACGACGAGAACAGTGAGGCAAAAGGAACCGCGGAAGTAATTTTCCGCAAGCATCGCAACGGGGCACTAGGTGATGTGCGGCTTACCTTTGATGGCGAGTACACGCGCTTTGGTAACTACGACGGCCCGCGGATAGAGAAATATAGCAAGCCGGTCGAACGCGGCTTTAAGGTGGGCGGGTAATGATCGGCGATACCCGGATTCTATCCGACGGCAGCATAGAGAAGGTTATCGCTGAGACTTTGATTCAGAACTATTGCTATGAAACGAAGGATGAGGAGAAAGCTCGCGTGAAGAAAGGACTGCCAGCGCCGATGTACTCCTACACGGCAGTAAAGGTTAAGAGGGTGAAGGCATGACTCCCGAGTACCTCGTCTTTATCACTACGCACTCAATTGCCACTGTAGCGCTCGTTATCGTCGTCACAGCTCGCATTGTTCAGGTTCAGAGACAGGAGGGGAGATGGTTGTAATCCGTTTCGAGATTCCCGGCGTACCAGTAGGGAAGGGCAGGCCGCGTTTCGCGCGCCGTGGTAAGCATGTGACTGCCTACACGCCAGAGAAGACGGCGAGCTATGAAAACCTCGTGAAAATGTATGCGCATGAGGCAATGAACGGTGCGCCGGTAATGGACGGGCCTGTGCGGGTGAATCTCTCTCTGTTGGTCACGCCCCCAGTCAGTTGGTCAGAAAAAAAGAAGCGTAGCGCATTAGAAGGAGGCATTCACCCGACATCAAAGCCGGACATCGATAACACAGTAAAGCTATTAATGGACGCATGCAACGACATCGTCTGGCTGGACGATAAACAGGTGACCACCCTCATTGTTTCAAAGCGATATGGGCCCGCTTCCCGTACTGAAGTTTTGGTGACGGAAGAGCTATGACTGACCGTCAAACCATCTTCCTCGTCGGCCCTGCTCAGCGTCAATACGCTCATAAGTGTATCGATGCGGCTCCTGATGATTTTGTCTGCATCTTGAAGCAGAAAACTAGGACGCTCGCACAAAACGCGAAGTTTCACGCCATGTGCACCGACGTATCAGAACAGTGCAAGTTTCTAGGTAAGAGTAGGACTATTAAGCAGTGGAAGTTGATATTTATCTCCGGTCATGCTGTGGCAACCAATCAGGAAGCAGAGTGCGTTCCCGGAATAGAAGGCGAGTTTCTTAACTTGCGAGAAAGCAGCGCAGACATGGGGGTTAGAAGGTTGTCCAGCGTTATCGAGTACATGCTGGCATGGGGCGCAAACAATAACGTGAAATGGACTGAGCCTAACCGGGGCGAGGAAATGATGAATAGGAGGTATGGGTGAGTAAAGCAGAGCGGGCCCACATCGAGCGCGTTAAATCGCTTCCGTGCTCACTGTGCGGCAAGTCTGCTCCATCGGATGCACATCACTTGCTGGAAGGTCGTATTCAGGGAAGGCGTTGTGCTGACTGGTGCACGATACCTCTTTGCAAAGATTGCCACCAAGGCGAGCGCAACGGCATACACGGCCAACAGATCATGCTTAAGGTAATGAAAGAGACTGAGCTTAGCTTGCTGGCTCAAACGATTGAGAATCTTTATGGAGGTAGATAGGTGAGCGGTGTAATGAAAATAAGAATGGGCGCGATTGCAGCATTGGCGCTATCCGCAGGGTCTTTCTCAGTGGCCCGTAACGATGGAGTCGCGCATCGCAGCTACGGTCCTGCTGGCTCATCCAAGCGCAACCAAGAGCGATCAGTAAGGCGCATGGCTCAGCGTTCAAGACAGATTAACCGGATGAAGAAATGACGGCTCTCCCATCATGGATGTATGGCTCGCCACTGGACATTATCGACGGTCAACGTGCATTGGCATCAAAGAGGATGCGTAAGCCCACTGTAGAGCCTGTACGCGTGCGCAAGGACAGGTATTACACACAGAGCCGGTCTATTGATATTCAGGCAAAGGTTGCATGGCGCAAACAGAATGGAGGAAGCAATGCTATTTAGAAGTCCCGGTCATGCCCTGAGATGGGCATATGAAACAACGAATCGACCGATAGTTAAAACATCATCCATCAACGGCATGCGCGGCGCATCAGGACATGGCGAACTAACTCCGCAGGATAGGCACGCTCAAGCAGCTCTGATCATGACTCTGTGCGACCGTGTATTGTCACCCTTGCACATTGCCTACATAAAGGCGCAGTTTGGCCGCGACTCATCCGGGTTCGATATATTGGTCAATCACCTAGCGGCACACTTCGGAACGGGATTGCATAACCGGCGCGCAATAGAGCAGATCATACGCGGGTACTGTGGAGACAAGTTGGTGCTGGCAGACCTGAAGAGCGGCATGAGGGTCGGGTACTTGCAGGCTGTCATGCTACGCAGCAAAGGGTATGGTGCGCTCGATAAGATCAACTCTCAGGCGATGGGCGCGTTATGGCGGGAAATGGAGCAATCACAATTACTGATGACCGCTGCTTGACAAGCTCAAGACGATTCGGTATGCTTCACGTATATAGTAGAGTTATATTCACTTCACATCCCCAAAGCCATCCTTGAGGTGGCTTTTTTCATTCTGTGATCGGCATTCCTCCAGTACCGCCCAATCCTAACGATAGCTACACATTCGAACGCAGGAAAGATAAGTGAAACACGAAGCCTTATTCAGACGATGCCTAAGCGTAACCCAGGAAGGCGTTGTAAACGGGATGGATCGGCAGCAATTTATCGAGTTTATGGTAGATAAGCACGGAGAGCGTATTGATAATGTCGTAGATCAGGCGCTATCTCAAGGTATACCAGAGCAAAAGATCGAAGAGCTCATCGCCTCCGTGTTCAGCATAATCAACATTGCCACTGAATAAGCGCCCCACATCAGCGCAACGCGGATGGTCTAGGCAATCAATCACCAGTGATAAGCGTTTAAGAGGTAGAGCGCTACAGCAAGCACGCGCTGAGCTATTCAAGCGCAATCCCTATTGCGTTCATTGCCAGCGCAAAGGAATAAGCAGGCTCGCAACTGAACGAGATCACATCATCAATCTAGCTGAAGGCGGAACAGACGATCCTGATAACACACAGGGATTATGTACTGACTGCCACAAAGCTAAGACACAGAGCGAATCCAACAAGGCAAGAGGCATTACATCAAAGCCACGTATGAATGCGGGCTGCGATGTGAATGGCTATCCTACTTCGAAAGATCATCATTGGCATAGAACGTGAATCCAATACCTCAGCCTGCCACAGAGCGCAGTGGTATGAGCGGATATACAGCGGTCGTTACAGTTGTAATGTACTCAATAGCAGCTCCTCTAGTATTCGTTGTAGCGTTTAACCTCTTATCGTAATTGGAATAGATACAGGACAAGTCATGATACTGCGCGGTGCTGAGGCACAGAAGTTCATTAGACAGGTCAAGTATGGCAGACCAAAGAAGGCTGCTCACAAGGCATTAGAGCGTGGCAATAAGCTATTATCTGAGTATCTAGAGAAGGGATACGCGACCATCAAAGTGGGAAACGATCCCAATCCCTAGAACAGCAGCATTAAATATGCGTTCGTAGTACAGCCACTGGACATGCGGCATTCGTCAGCATGTCTCACCGCACCAATACCCAGATAAGCAGAAATAACGAAGCCGGTTAAGAGCTACCAACTCTTACCGGCTTCTTGTCGTCAACGTTCACGGAAAACGCCAATGACTGGAAGCATTCTATCAGGAAACCTGAGGGATTGGATTAAGAACAACCCAGAGAAGGTAGCAGAGAACAAAGCAGCGCATTACGCCAGGGTTGCTAAGCAGCTCCGCGTGGGTGTGAGCATGGAAGAATACTATGCCAGCATTGCGAAGGAAGCGCTCCAAGAGAGAGTCGCTAAGGATAGCGCTGACGCATTCTTACATAGCGATGCATGGAAGCAACTAAGGCAGCAAGTACTCGTCGAGTATGGCCATGTGTGTATGCGCTGTGGCAGTCGGCATCGAATACAGGTAGACCACATTAAGCCTAGAAGCAAATACCCTGCACTAGCACTAACGTTCTCTAACCTACAAGTGCTGTGCTGGAACTGTAACAAAGACAAAGCAGCTAGATACGAGAAGGACTTTAGGAAGAGCAAGCAGTTCTTCTTGCCTATGTCACAAGGACAGAAGGGGAGGGGGGCATAAAAAGTCTACCCGAAACCAGCGGAAAC